AGGAGGTAATTATATGGCTTATAGTGCTTCTGGTTTAACCCTTTGGTCTATGAATGGAGATGGTCCAAAACTTTGGAACTACTCAACAACAGATACGATTGCAACTGTTAACAGTGCTGGTTATTTTAATAGTGCTGCAAATATGTTGAATGTTCGTGATGTTATTTGTGTTTCAGATACCAATGCTCCAACAACTCATTGGGTAAACGTACTATCAAACACTGGTTCTGCAGTAGATGTATCGGATGGTACAGCTATTGTAGAAACAGATGGTGACTAATAGAGGAGGGGAGGGGTAAAACCCTCCCTTTTAAAATATGGCATTAACTCCAAGTGAGGCAAATACAGCACTTGATATTTGTAGTAGAGCTTTAATTCTAATTGGAGCAGAACCAATCAGTTCTTTTGATGATGGTTCAACGGAAGCCTTAGTATGTGTTAATCTTTATGAAGATGTAGTTCGTACTGCATTAACAAATACTAGATGGAGATTTGCTACTAATCAAAAAGTATTAAACAGATTAACAGATATACCAACAGGTCGATTTAACTTTGCCTATCAAATACCACAAGATAATCTTATGGTTCATGCTGTAACAGTAAATGATAATTTGATTGAGTATCAAATCTATGGCGATAAGATTTATTCTAATACATCAGAAAATGATGAAGTAATTTCAGATTATTCTTTTAGGGCATCTGAATTAGATTTTCCTAGTTATTTTACATTAGCAGTACAGTTTTCTTTATCTGTTATATTGGCAACTTCTATAGCAAGAGATGCAAGTTTAGCACAATTAATGACTGTTAGAGCAGATGGTGCAATGGCAAAAGCTAGAAGTTTAGATTCACAACAACAAACTACAAGAAGGCTTGAAACAAATAGGTTTATAACTGCAAGGCAAAGTTAATGCAGACATTCAGAATACCATTTACTAATTTTCAATTTGGTGAAATTAGTCCATCTATGATAGGTAGAACAGATGCAGAGGTATATAACAAATCTGCACAAAAACTAACTAACTTTTTTATTCGTAATGAAGGTGGTGTTATTAAAAGACCAGGTTTCAAAAAGAAATTAAATCTTGGTGCATCTGCTGGTACTACGGATATTGGTTTAAGAATTATTCCTTTTATATTTAGTGATGATGAAAGATATATTATTGGATTTACTGCTAATAGTATTAAGGTAATAATACTTGATTTTGATTCTAATGGTTCTGCGTCTAGTGGTGCAGTAACTTTGTTACAAACTATTACAACAGATATAGATGGTAACAGTCTCCCATTTACTGCATCACTCATTAAAGAAATAAACTTTGCACAAACTGGTGACGTAATGTTTTTATGTCATAACACAATGCAAACTTTAAAGCTGGTAAGAACTTCACTAATTACTTTTGAAGTATCTAATTTTACTTTTGATAAAAGAGCAGACAACAAACAAACTTATCAGCCTTACTTCAGCTTTCAACCACAGAATTTTACTATGACTCCTAGTGGTACATCTGGTTCGATAACTATGACAGTTAAACCAACTGGTACAGCTAATAATTGGGCTAGTGGTCAATCTTATACAATCGGTACTTTGGTAAAAGATACCAATGCTAATTTAATATACAGAGTTAATACTGCACATACATCAAGTGGTGCTGAACCTTTATCTACAAATGCTAATGCAGCAAAGTATTCTGCACAAAATTACTTTGATACAACAGGTAGTATATCTGGTAGTAATTATCCAAACTCTAAACATATTGGGATCACTATGAAGTTTAGAGGTCAGGAGATATTAATTACTTCTGTACAATCTGGTTCACAAGCAACAGGTACAGTACAAGATGAACTGTTTACTAAATTAGATATTAATGCATTAAGAACAGTAAAAAGTTCTAGTGTTATTGAAGTAACAATGCCATTACATAATTTAAATGTAGGTGATAGTTTTACTATATCTGAAACAACAGACGTAGGTGGTATTGCTAATACTAATTTAAATGGAACTTATACTGTTGCAAGCATTGTTGATGATAATAAATTTACTTATGATTGTACTACTACTGCAAATAATTCTGAAGATGGTGGTGGTGCGCCTAAGATAGTTTCAGCTTCAGAAAGCTCTGACTTTGAAGAACAATCTTTTTCTGAGTATCGTGGGTTTCCAAGAGCTATCTGTTTTCATGAAGGTAGGCTTTGGTTTGGTGGAACAACATCACAACCAGACGGTTTGTTTGGTAGTAAGACAAATCAGTTTTTTGACTTTAATGTTGGTAGTGCATTAGATAATGAGTCAATACAACTTAACAGTAGTATTGGTCAGTTAGATAGTATTAAACATTTAATATCAAATAGAGATTTACAAGTCTTTACAGAAAGCTCTGAGTTTATTGTACCAGCTTATCAGAACACACCTATTACTCCATTGAATGCTATGATTCGTAGACAAACTCCTTATGGAGTTAGTCATGTAAAACCTGTTGTGTTTGATGGTGCAACTATTTATGTACAACGATCTGGTACTGTTATGAGAGAGTTTATCTTTTCAGATAAAGAGAATGCTTATATTTCTAATAGTGTATCTACATTATCATCTCATTTGATAACAAATCCAAATGATATGACATCATTGCAAGCAGCAATTAACAGACCGGAATCTTATATATTCATTGTTAATACTGATGGGAAGATGGCAGTATTTAATTCTAATCGTGCTGAACAGAAAGCTGGATATACAGAGTTTACTTTTAATAGCACTGGTAGTTTTAAGTCGGTATGTACTGTTGATGAAAGAGTGTTTTCTATTGTAGATAACAATGCTGGTGGTGGTACTAATTATTTTTATCTGGTTGAATTAGATAACTCAACTAATTTAGATATGTCAGTTACTGCATCTGGTAGTAATGGTGTATTTACAGTGGGCAATGGTTCTGGAGAAACATTTGATAATGGTGCTGTACTAGATGTTATTGATGGTAATAATTATCTTGGTCAGCATACAGTAAGTGGTAATCAAATTAATGTTGCTAGTATTGATAGTTCATTATCAAGTGTTGAAATAGGATATGGTATTACACCAGAGTTGAAAACAAATCCATTGGACATTAATACATCAGAGGGTCCAACAACAGGTATGCTTAGAGGTTTAGGTCGTGTTGTTGTTGACATTCGTGATACTTTATCTATGACAATAAACTCTAAGAATTTAGAAATTAGGAATGTAACAGATGATCCTTCTCTTCCTAGAAACTCAATATCTGGTAAAAGAGAAATAAGATTGTTAGGTTATAGTCGTGATCCACAAATAACAATTAGTCAACAACATCCATTATCTATGCAAGTTAATAGCATAGTAGCAGAGGTACAGATATAATGAATCCATTTTTAGGTTTAGCAGTTTTGTCTGGAGCAATCAGTCTTATTACTGGTATTCAAGCTGGCAATGAAGCAAGAAGAAAAGCAAGACAATCAGCTTATGATATTAAGTTAGAAAGAGAGAATGCAAAGATACAAGCAATGGCTCAACACAATGAAAGATATGCTGAGTATGCAACAATCATGGCACAATCAGAAGCTTGGTTAGGTCTTGCTAACAGAGGTTATGATCCATCAACTATGGCTGGTTTTAAGAGATCAAAGAAAGAATTACAAAAAGATATTGGTAGTATTAACTACACATCTTTAATGAGAGATTATAGATTAAGAGCAAAGCAACAAGAGGTTCTTTCATCTGGTGAATATGCACAAACTGCTGCAATAACAACTGGATTTAACAATGCTATTCAGATGGCATATCAATATCAAACAACAAAGTTTGGAAATGTAACAAAGTTTGGAAAAGTATAGATGGCTATAGGTGTATATAAAAGTAAAGTATCAATACCAGAGATAGGTATTAATGTAGCAAGTTCTAATACAAAAGCAAACTCTCTGCAAAGTATTTCTAATTCTTACGCACAAACATCTAATTTATTTTTTCAAGCTGCTGGTGATGAAGCTAAGAAGGTAGCTACTGAGTTTGGTATGTCTGTTCCTATTGAAAAGGTAATGGGTATTAATGGTGATACTGGTATGCCAGAGGCTTACAGTTTACCAGAAAATTATGGAACAATAGCTATGGATGCTTTTAAGCAAGTTATTGACCAGAGATTCTTTGAAGCTATTGAGAATGATTATAGAGCTAAAGCTAAAGAATTATATACTAAATATTCTTTAGATGTAGCTGGTTTTGAAAATGCTTTCTTAGGATATACTGCTGAAGTAGTAGATGTTGCTCAAGGAAAGTTTAAAGAGTTTGCAAGAGAAGTTGGTATTAACCAGACTAAAGGTTATGTAGCTAATATACGTTCTAATATTTATCAACAAAGTTTAAAAAAAGCACAAGAGTTAGGTAAAAAACAAGATGATGAATTATATTCAATAGCTGAAAATGCTAGTTATATTCATGATGAAAAGGGTCAACCAAATACTAATATGCAATCGTCTGTAATGTTTGATGCATTAGCTGGTTATATTAGTTCAAAGAAAGCTTTAATAAAAGCTGGTATAGAAACACAAGAATCTGTAGAAGATAAAATAATTGCTGCTTCTAAAATATTTATGCATGGTCGTTTTGAATCTATATTAAGTCAACCTAATCTTCGTTTAAATGAATTAAACTCTAAAGCATTTATGGAATCAATTAGGTTAAAAATACCTAATCCTGCATTACCAGAAGAAGCTCAAGAGTTTATATTAGATATTCTAAAACTTGGTGTAGATGCTGATGATATAAAAAAATTTCAAACAACATTTACAACTAGTCAAGGAAACTTATCTGCTGCTAGAAAACAGTATATTGATAAACAAAAATTAATAGCAGATGAAAAGAAGAAAAAAAAAGAAGATCAAGAAAAAATAGATATAGCTAAAAATCAATTAAATTCAGAAGAAAGAGTAACAGAAAGAATAGATGAGGTAGAAAGTAGAGCAGCTAAGATTGGTGATGGTTTTGTATCTCCAGCTAATATAGAACGATTTATTACTTATGCAGCTACAATAGAAGAATATATTAAAACATCTCATGAGATGTTTGTAAGCACTGGAGAAGCAAATGGTATTAATAAATCAACAAGAGATAAAAAATTAATAGATTTAGAAAAAAAATTAAAATTAGGAATAACAAATGCTGTAAATGCAATTATAAAATCTGAATCTAATAAATTAAATCCAATAGAAGTTACATCAGAAACTTATAATAAATTAAAACAAAATATAAGTAATATTATTTCTGGTCAAATTAGTCCTAATCAATCAATACTTTCAGAAGATGGTAAAGAAAGTTTTAATCTATTATTAGAAGCAAGTGGTAATAATTTAAAATCAAAATTGGTTAATTTTAGTTTAGATGATTCATTACAAAATATTGAAGATATAAAAGCAATTAAAGTTGAAGAAGAAAAAAAATATATAGAACAAGTAAAATTAAATAACGAAATTAATATGAAAAAAAGGTTTCGTTTAATACAAACTAACTTTGTACCATCAATAGAAAAAGAACTTCAAGCAATACTTACAACAATAGGTTTACCACCTCGTATTGGCTCTATAGGTGGTCAGCAATTTGTTCAAAATCGTGATAATATTATTGCAATAAATGAATTAAAAGCAAAAGTAAAAGATGCTATGCAGTTAAAGGATGAATACAATAATCAATCAATTTTAAATAAAGATGAAGGTAATAAGTTAATACAAAGAATAAATACAGATGTTATGTCTAAAGTATTAAGTGATTTTATTTTAAAATATACTAAAGTAAGTGGACCTCTTGATGCAAGAAACCTTAACGCAAATATAGAACATATTGAATTATTGCAAAACTATATAGATTCAGACCAATCAAAAGAGTTACCAGTACCGGAAGTGTTTAGGAAAACACTTGACTTATATCAAAAAGCTTATGGTTTAAATGCCTCTGATATGAGGACACATTTCAATAGAGTGTTAAAAATATCAATGCAAGAATTAAACAAACATAAAGACCGTTTTACTAATGAATTAAAGTATATACGTTTACAAGGTTTAAATAAAAATGTTCCTCCTAAAGATGTAAGTGATATTTTAATGACTAAGTTTGGTACACCAGGTGTAGATGGTAATATTATAAAAGCTGATCCTTTTGAATTTCATAATTCATTAGAAAGAATTGGAGATTTAAATTATTATAAAATGTTTGCTAATGGTAATGTAGGTCAAGGTTTTATTGATATGGGTGTAAGGTTAATGAACAATCCAGATGATCCAACATTGCCTCCTGATTTAACTCCTTATATAACTACGTTAATGAATATTAGTCAATTCCCATTACAAGGTGGAAAGATAAGTCAAGATTTAACTCCTAATGTTTTAAAAAATAATGCTTCATTTCAAAAACTATTAGCTGTTGTTAGATTCTTAAGAGAAGATGAATCATTTGAACCATCAATGCTTAAAAGTGCTTTGTTAAATTTAAAACAAGTAGATACAAAAACTATAGAAGCTATGGAAAATAATGTTTTATTTGGTGGTAAACCTCCAAAAACTTTTAATCAACCAAGTAGACAAGAACAAATAGATAAGAAAGTAAGAGAAGTTTTAGGTTTAAAATCTACAACTTTTAACAGAGGAACTAACTTTGAGTTTTTTGATACACTTGATAAAGATTTAGATATTGCATTTCAATTAGGTAAAGTAAAAGACCAAAGTGATTTTGAAACATTCATTCAAAATAGATATAAAGAAAGATATGTTCTTTCTAATAAATATTTTAACAATCCTTTTAGTATACAAAGTACTAACTATACTAAGCATAGTGGAGAAAGATTAATTCTTGATGATGCTTTATTAAAAGAAGCAGAAGATGAAGTTATTCTAAATAAAGTTATGCCTTTTTTTATTAACAATTATTCTAAAAACTTTCAGGATGAATTAGGTTTTGAGGGTGACAACATTATACAACAAGGTTTCGGTATAAAGTTTGGTGATAAGATATATGCTTCTAAGGATGGATATAATGAAGATAATATTATTGAAATAAGAATGTCACCTAGAGTTGATTTAGGAACTGGTCCAGAAGAAACAGTAGCATCATTAGAAAATGGTTTTAATTATGCAGATATTTCTATGGATACTGGTATGTATCATTTGTTTGCAGATCAAGTTGGTATTTATAATTTATATTTTAAAACTTCAGATATGTTACAATTTTTACCTTTAGGTGCAGTACAAGCAAATAATGAACTTGATGCAATTACTGAACATCACTATACAAATATAGCAAGTGGTAAAACTATTTTTGAAAATAATAGATTAAGCACAGTATTAGCTACAACAATAGGTATATCTACAGATGCTGGTGAGATAACTGTACTTTTGCCTACTTTGTTTGATGGTAAAGTTTATCCAGTAGAAACTCAACAAGATTTAGAATTACTTATAGAAAGAGCAAAGAAGGATCGTTCTTTAATGGAATATCCTACATTTGAAAGTCCTGCAGAAGCTGACATATGGTATGCAGAAACAAAATCAAAATGGAAAAATATTGGTAATGATAAACAAAAAGCATCAACTATTTTGTACCAAAATGCTTATTTAATAAATGATATAATGTCAGTTAATATGAAAGAACTAGCACATAAATATAATCGCTTAGGTGGACAAAGAACATTTGATAAACTTTCAAATGACTTTAAAGATAAAGTTGGGACAGATGAAGAGATTAGTGAGAATATAGTTGATAGGGCAATAAAGCAATATAACAAAAGACAAAATTTAAATAATTATAATAGAGATGGATTTAGAGGAGTTGTTCCAATAACAGGCAATGGTATTTATGAAGAAGATCAAGGTCAGTTTTATCCTACACCAGATACATTTATTACTAATAATGATTTGTTAAAAGAATTATTAAAGGTGGATTAATTGTCAGAATTAACACAAAATTTAATACCTC